AAGGAAGACGAAGAACACCATCATAATATTCATCTCGTCTTCTTCTACCTTGTTGTTCAAGTTGCAAGCCTTGTAATGCTTGTTGATAGCCTTGCTCATAGTATTGAAGCATGTTGTCAGGACCCTTCAAAAATCTAAATGCTTCACAAAGTGCAGCATAAAGTAAGACTTTTGGAGCGTTTGTGCTCACCCACGTTGTTGTGTTCGAGCTTGACAATCCGTCTTCTTGCTTGTTCAAAGCTAATTCTATATTATATGCAGAATTTGGTGTAGGCGCAAGGTATATTGTATCTTGGTCCCACATTGCATAATATTTTGGTTGTGCCTCCGTATTACGATTTGGCCAATATTCATTCATAAAGGTAATGTCTTTTTGATATAGATAGTATCTGACTGGATTTGCAGAGTCATATATTTGAGCTGATCTAATAAATGCTAATTGACCTAAATTTGCACCAGGTAGTGATACAAAAGGCACACCTTGAGTTAACGTTGCATACTGATAAGATCTAAATATATCTAAATCTACATCTCTAAATATTCTTTTTTCTGCATGTTCAATAAAATCGTTAATAATTGTATCTGTTAAAACTGTGCTATCAGTTTCTGTGTAATCTCTTATCTGTGTAACTAATTCAGAGTATGTTGTCATGATATTACCACGCTTACAGCTCCTAGGTTCATAACAGCCAATGTATCTTTATTTTCAGTTACAGGTTGCATACCTGTTGATAAAAAAATATTGCCTTGTGTTATAACAAATTGCAATGGAACAGTTGCATCTGCTATTTGTGGTTTTGCATTTTGTAATGATTGTGAATCAGTGGGATGATATTTTGGATCTAGCTGTGGATGTTTAGCTTCGAATTCACTTACATGAACTGTTGAACCATTCCACTCTTTGACCATTTCATTGTAAGGAAAAGCCATACCAGATCTATCTGAAATTCTTTTTGCAAATTTTCCTGTAGCGTATCTAGACATTATGTTCCTGAAGAATAGTAAGATTGAGGAGTAAGATAAATACTTGTTCTTTCTCCGTCTTCATCTGCTGCTCTTTTAAATTCATCTTCATACAAAAGTTTTAATGCTTGCATTCTTTCTGGCGCTTTCTTCATTGATATGTAATAAGCCAAACCTGCATTTAAACATGGAAGAAAACGAAAAGGAATCTCAGCGTTGTTTGTATAATCGCCCGCATCAGACATCCGAACAAGAGCATAATATATTAGAGTGTACGCTTGGTCGGCTGCAGGATATAGATATAGTGTTGGGTTTATCGTACGTTCAAAATAGTATTGAGTTGGTCTTCCGCTGGTCGTTTTAACTGTATAATTCCAATACTGAGCTCTACTAATCGTATTCGTAGAATAATCATTATTGCTTGAATCTCTTATTATAACATCAGTAATATCTATTATTTGAGCGCTATCTCCCGCATTGGATCCAAACAAACTTGCACCTGTTAAATTTGTTGTATTAGCAGGTAATGTTTTTTCTTGTTTTTTTACTGTCCAAAGATTTACTCCTCTATTAGCCCATTCAGCCAACATTAAATTTAATGAACGTCTTGCGGTCGTAATATCGTAACCAGTACGTATTTGTAGACCGCAACGCTCAAAAGCTTCTGATATGATATCATCAATAGATAAATCAAAATTAGCTGTAGAACCGTAAGTAGGCATTAACCTCTTTTCTTACCTTTCTTAACTTTTTTCTTTTTACCTTTCATAACTTTGCCACCATTTTTCATGCCCATAGCCATTGCTTTTCTTGGTGATACGTTACCTCCCATAGCCATAGCCATAGGATCTTTTTTCATCATGCCCCCACCACGTTTTTTAGCAGGACCACCTCTTTTCATAGCTTTCATTGCTTGTTTCTTTTTACCCATCATGTCGACCTCCGAATATTCGTTTATAGGTTTTTGCTCTAGATACTACAACGTCTTGATAGTACCCTTTTGGCCACTTCTCATAGTAACCAATTCTGTGCAGTTTATCAGAAGCTTCTTGTAATTGCGAGAACTTTTGTGCCAGCATCATAGAATACTCCAAGTCACTTTCTACAGTAGGGGCGTCCCCATTTGGAGTGACAAGAAACTCTTGTTCCTCCTCGTTGGCTGGATTGTGGGGATGAAAACCCATAAAAAATATATCCTTTTTATTATACCAAGTATTGTACGCATCTATTATTTCCTGAAACTCCTCTAAGGAATAATTAAAGTAAGGATCACAAAATATCAATATTTCGTGAACAGAAAAATCTAATTGTTGCAAATGTCCGTTTAATTCAGTTTTATACCATTTATTTTTTCTTTTAACTTCAACAATTACCTTATCGTCATTCCACGTTTTCTTTGCAAAAGGACATGCAGGGAAACCTCCTAAATGTTTATTAGGTATTTCTAAAAAATGCTCAGACCACTTACGTACGTCTTGTTTTACGTCCTCTTCTAATGGCATCTTTACCTTTCTTAAATATACTTGCTACTTGAGACTTACCCATAACTTTAGCTCTCTGTTCACCAACAGTTAAGATTTGAATTTTTCTAGCAAACGGTTTATTAATTTTTTTAACTTTTGCAACAGTTTTTCTGGCGTCAGTAGAAGTAGCAAACTTAATGCCCACAGTATCACGTGGATTTTCGTCAGTATAGAGACGTCTTCCACTACCTTTTGGTTTCTTCCCTGTACCTTTTTTTGGATCTTTTTTAGAAGACACCTTTAAATTCAAACCCTCTAACAGCTGCTCCTGATCTTCTCATTAAACCACCTTGTGCTTTAGCAAAAGTTTTTACGTTAGTTGGTTTACCACCAACACCTTGAGCTTTTGATCTTTTTCTTTTTACGGCTGATCTTCTTTGACCCTCTGTCATGCTTGCAGCTTTTGCTGCTGGTACACATTTTGGATATTTTCTTTTTGCATCAGCCTTTTGTTTTGACCGACCACATTTTTTAAAACCGCCACCTTTTTTCTTGGAGCCGATGTCAACCCAATCCTGTTTAAACCATTTAGCTAAACCTTTATGACCAGACATTAGCTAAACTGCGTTTTTTTTCTTTTGCCTTCCATAACGGCACCACAAGCTCTTGCAATACCACCCTTGTTCATGGCAGATACTTTTTTTCTTTTTTGTGAAATATCGTTAAAACTAATAACACCGCCCATAGCTTTTGGTTTTGGTCCTTTAAAATCTTTTCTTTTAGTTCCACTCGGATCTTTAATCTTTCCTGCACAAATTTTTGATGCGTATGCATTAGCATAAGCACTAGGATAAACCTTAAATTTACGCTTTGCTGCGGCTTTACCTCTTGGACATAATTTGGTCATCCTTGCCCCCTGTATTTAACATATTGACGTCTTTTGTTTTTGTTCTTTGGCCTACTGCGTGGAGAACGCCCTATACTAGTCCTTTTTTTTACTGGTGTAAAGTATTCATTGGAGGGTGTTTTAGCCATCCTACATTTGTGATAAAGGGTTTTCTAATGCGAGTTTTATTCTCTTCTCTACTTTTTCTTCTAGCTCAGTCATGGCTGATTCCAACTTATCCGTTAATCGTGCCATGTCATCCTGAATGTCCTTCGTGGTATCTCTTAACTCCTGGTTGGTTTCTCTCGAATCTTCTTTAACTAATTGTTCAACATCATTTACTATTTTTTCAACACGTCTCACATCCTGTCGTAGATCATTTTTTAGTTCATTTGCTACATCAGACACTAGTCTTATTTCTGACATGATCATCTCCATCTCTTGCATAATCATCTCTACTTCTGTTTGTATAAGATCAGTTTTGCTTTTCATCTCCTCTTTTGTAAGAGCTATTTCTTTGTCAAAGCCAGATAAATCTGGTGCTACGTATTCTCGTATCTGCTCTTTCATCGTTAGATAATCTTTGTAAAATTCAAAGCCACCCCACAGCCCACCACCTAATGTGGTTAAAGCTGTGATGATAACAAAAATCTTCCCGCCTTTAAACTTTAATCCCGCAAATTCTACTTCTGCCATTGTAACTCTATCATATCATTCATCATGCCATCACTGCCACCAAATAAATACCATTGCGCTATATTATTATTCTGTATTTGTGCATCTGGTATCATATAGTCAGTAAAGAAATCTAATCGATCCTCCAGTTGTTTTTGTGATTCAAAGAAAGATTTTGTATCTCCTAACACTTGCATCACGATTAATGTTTTTAACTGATTTGTTGAGTCATATCTACCTTTATCACCCATCTTCTTTACAATTTTCTTTGCAGCTTTTTCTTTTTTAGATTCTGGTTTTTTTACAGGTTTCTCTTTGGCTTCACCCTTATCTTCTGGTTCTTCCATATCCTCTGGTTGCTCCTCATCTGCCTCAGTCTCTTGAACGCTTTCTTCCGATTCAGACTCCTCTTGCGCATCAGTTTCAGCTTCCGCAG